CCTATACATATCGTCTAGTTTAAAAGACTCTGATTTTTTAGGCTTTATCCTAATGTTACCACCCATCATACCTAAAGCATTAGGGTCAACCTCTATACGTTTTATCATATCTGCTGCGTTACGTATGCCTTTAGCAGCAACATCTCCGATACCCGGAACTGCACCTACTAGAGCAGCACCACCTAGTACAGCAACAAAGCGGTAGTCAGGGTCTTCCTTTTGTAGCTCATCATAGATCTCTTTTGCTGCCATAGCATCTCCTATAATAGGAGTCATCTCAGCTACATCTGCAGCTTTAACACTGATAGGTTTTTCCTTTCTATAATCTCCTGTTAAAGGAGATGTTATCCTATCCAGAAAACTTTTTTCTTCTTCATCCACTGTTTACTGTCTCCCTCAGTAACTTTAGTTTTCTTAGTACATCTATCGCACCCTGTTGTCTGTGCATAACGTGTGGTTCATTGGCTGTTTCCAACGCACGTTGCCTTACACTTATTAAAGAATCTATGTGTTGTTGAAACTGTTCGTAACACTCTTTATCATTAACCAACTGCTTGAGGTGCATTACCTGTAAATCCTTGCTCTTCTGGTAACGGTGCTGTACCCATACCTATTTGTGATCCTCCACCCCCAGTAGTATCAGCTACACTTTGTGGGCCTTGACCTTCAGGACCAGCTACACCTTGCTCTGGTGTTGGCGCTGGTGCTTGAAAACCTTTTAAGATCTCAGCTTGTATAGCTGCATCAGCAATAGAGTTAGTCACCTTATCAGGATCTAAGTCCATGCTCTTAGCAATCTCACGTATAATATAATCCATCTTAGCAAATGGTGCAAGTACTGGATTCTGTGCTACTTGTAAGAACTGCATCAAACGTTGACTACGTACTTCGTTAGCCATCAAGCTTTCTGTACCTGACGCATGTACTTCTAAGTCACCCTTTATATTCTCATCAAAGTCAAACTGCATGTTGAATGCAAAGAATGCTTTGCCTAATGGTCTAATTAGATAGTCATCAACATTCTTAACAACGGTACGGATACTACCGTTAGCAGCAGACATAAGCATAGAGATTCCAGAAGCAGTACGCCCAACTCCTTGAACTCCTGTTTGACCATGTGCAAAAGATGGGAACCCTGTAGACTCATCAGCTAATACCCTCGCTTTATCAAATAGTTGCATATTCTCTTGTGCTACATTTGGAAACTTAGTACCAAAGATACCTTGTCCTGGAGCGCCACCCTGTCTTCTGAATATCTTTCCAGGATAAACAGACATATCTTGACCTGGAACTAAGTTAGTCTCATCTACCTCTATGATAAGATTACCTGACAGTGCAGCATTATCAATAGCCATACGCATAAAGCCATTCATCAATGTCTGTGTGTCATCCATGTTCTCAGCAATACCAACGCCAAAGAAGGAGTATGGGTTATGCTCATATGGTACAGCGTAGTATGGAATACGTGTAGGCTTGAATGGGTTTAGTACAAATCTTAGTATCTCACCATTAGCTACCCATATATTACAATTAACTTCATCTAAGTCTTTTAGTTCACTGGGAATATTTACACCGTGTTCTTTTAGTATTTCTATATCTACATAGCCCCAAAACTCTAATACTTCCCAACGCTCAGAGTTTGGCTGAGTGTCATCGTCTTCCATAGTCATTTCCCAGTACTTCTGTGTATAGTCTGGTCCTGCGTCTATAGCTTTTTGTACGGAATCTTCCATAAAGTATGGGCGACTTTTTAATGCTCTTAGTTGTGTTCTTGACATCTTATGTCTTTCAACAACGTATTCTGCATCCTGCATAGAGTGTGCTTCTGGGTCAGGATAGAAATCCCAAATACTTACATGACTACACTCTGGTACAGTCTTAACAATAGGATCGTATTCACCATCGTCACCCCAGTTAGGATATTCTTTATCTACAGCAAATGGACCTTTCATTACACCTGTACCTAGAAGTGCCATCTCAAATGCCATACTTCTTAGATGTGTACTAGCTCCGCTTTCCTGTAGCTGATCATGGATCTTCTTCTCCATCTTTTTAGCTGCAATCGTAGCAGGATGAAAAGTAACTGTAGTTCCTGTAGTACCATCACCTTCTACTATCTTTTCAGATACAGATGATAGTTTATCTTCTAGTGGCCCTAGTCTTGCTTGTAAATCTTTTAACGTTTCTCCCGGTCTTAGTTCTGTAACACCATCAAGTAAATATGGAGAAGCAGCTTCATCTCTTGTTATACCTGATAGTGATTCTCCTGCTTGCTCTGCATTTGGGTCTACATTTATATGTACAGATTCGGCTACACCATCTGGTAGTATAGAAGGATTTACTGTTAGTGGGAAGTTGTTATTACCAAACAAGACATCTACTATTTGTCCATAGGCAGCTAGTGTTTTAGTCTTTGTAACTTTAACAAACACACGAGACTTTTCTGAGTCTGTGAACTTTACATCAGACCCATACAAACCACGGTAGTTACGGTAAGCTCTTAACCATCTACTTTCATCAGCATATCTAGCGTCTTCTGCTCTTTTGTATCTATCTTTTATAAATGAAACTACACTAGATTTTTCTTTAAAAATACTGTCTAGGCTGTCTTCTGCAGCTACAACATCATCTGTCTCAAACATTTCTTCAGCCATTAGCTGTTGTCCTTTCTTCTCCAAGGTCCGTTATTAAAAGCCGCTTGCTCTTGGCAATTAGGACAAGTGGTCCACATATTAGTATTGTAAGTTATCTCGCACTTAGGGCAAGACTCTACTACTTCAGTATCCGAATGTTGAATCACTGGCTTGAAATCCTGATCGTTGTTTTTCTGGATTGTAATCCCATATGCTACTTCTTGGTCTTGTCATTATACCATAACGTAATGCATCATACAAGTGGTCTTCTGCTTTTGTGTCTACATCTTCTGGATTTCTTTTATCCAGTGGTATGCCCGGTAATTGTGCTATTGTATTAGTACAGTTATCCATAAATGCTAACATAGGTTTTTCAGTAAACTCATCTACCTTCAAACGCCTATGTATTTCGTTTTTTCCAGCGATACGTGAGCCACGTGAACGATCAGAAGGACGCCAACGGCAACCCTTCATATTCATTTGTTCAGCTAGTGATGGCCCAGTATCGCCACGGTTGTGCCACAAAGAACTATCAAGCACACCATATCTCATTCCACCGTCTTTTGCTTCTACTTCTAATATCATATCAGCTAGATCAGAAGCTGTTACTTTAGATACATACATTTCTCTGTATACTATAAGCTGTTCATCAGGAGCCACAGTAAACCAAAGAACCCCAGTGTAAGAACCATACCCATAATCACACGCTCTAAAACGTACCCAGTTGTCAGGAATCTCAAAGTGTTCGATAACGTGGGTAGTTCTGTCGAACTCAGGAAATGCTGCTCCCTCGTTGATATCCCAGTTTCCTTCGAGGAGTTGCTTCCTCTGATGCTCTGGTAATGATAGGAGCATGGCCTCATAGTCACCCTCTTCAGCGAGGTATGGGTTATCGAAGAGAGATGCAGGAATAAACCTACGCTTGAATAGAGGCTGACCTTCCTTGCTGTGTCCTTTAGGAAATGTAATTGTTTTACTTGATTCAATGTCTGTGGCCCAAAAGTCTTTACCTGCAGGTGCAGGATCTATAAACATCTTCTTCACCCAAGCATGTCCTGCACCACCGGGGTTTGTTGTAGCTCTCATATATAAACCTAGTTCTTTACCGTATGCACTTCGAAGACGTGATCTCATATAATCCCAAGCGTAAGGTGTAGGCCATTGAGTAAGTTCATCAAATCCAATCCAGTTAAAAGCTTGTCCTTGGTAACGTGTGACATCGGTATCCTTATCCAGATAAGACATCCATAATCGTCCACCTTTAGGAGATGTCCACTGTGACTTACGTTCTGACCATTTGATTCCTGGTACTGCACGTGGGTATAACTCCTGTGACTTCTGTATTAGTTCCCTTAGTTCTTCAGTTGTGTGTCGTACAAGGAGTCCAGAGAAGTGTGGATTGTTTAGGCCGTGTAATGGATCTGCTAACATAGCATACGATTTACCACCACCTGCTGCCCCACCATATAGGACTTCTCTTTCCGAAGAACTCAAGAAGGATGTCTGTGGCCCTGCATTGGGTCTGAATACGACTTCTTGCGCTTCTTCAACGTCATAGTCAGTTGCTACTACCTGCGCTGGGATAGGATCTTGCTGGGGGGCTTCTATCTCCGCTGGCTTCTGAGTATGCACCGACTCCTTGTGTTTCGAGTTTTTCGATTTCCGCAAGCGTTTCTTGGAGCCACTTGGCAAGCTTACGTTTAGTGATAGATGCTTTTCTACGTCTTTGCTCAACTTCTATTCTCTTCTTTAGACCCATGTGTGATATGTAGCGGTCTGCTTCTTTACTCAACCATTGTGCTACTGCTCTGTAACTATACTGCTTGAGGTGTCGTTTTGCAAGCTCTAAAGCTTCTAACTCATGTTCTATAGGTACAAGTATTTTATCATTGTCGGGATCTAGTTCATAACCAAAAGGTATCTTCTTAGTAATCCTGACAATCTTGTGCCATTGTTTGTTGTGTGTCTTAGGCGGTTTGGGTAATTGCCAAAAGCCTAACTCTCTTTGTGGTATTATTCGTTCTGACCTTCTTTTGGTGGTAGGTAGAAGATGCCACCACCGCTAGTAACATCTACTTTATCTACCTTACCAAGTCCTGCTCTATCAAGCAAGTCTTTTGCTGCTACCATCTTTTCTTTTATGCCTAGCTCTGTTGGATCATACAACGCACCAACCATAGCCATAGCAGCTTTAGGTGCAGTACGTGCAAAAAATGTACGAGTCTTCTCACCAATCTCATCTTTTAAAGATTCAACAATCGTTGCAGTGTTGCTGTTATCACCGTAACCTGCCAGTTTTTTAGCAGCGATAACATCACCATTAGCTTCGTCAAATAATACATCTAAGAATCTTTGTTGTTTATCTGTTAGATTCCTCGCCATATATAGCATTCCTTATTTGTGATCTACCAATTCCTAGATCGTTTAGTTGTCTATCATCCAACATGTGTAGCATTCTAAACTCTGCACGTTTTTGTTGTCTGATTACGTGGTTATTCCACATTTTTATTAATAAGTTTTTCATAGCACTATCTCCTTTGTTTGTGTGCGGAGATAGTTATACCTAAAAGTAAGTCAGGTAGTAGTACCTATTATTGCATATCCGTTATGCCGTTTTAAAATATTCTTCACCAGAAAGAGTTATGTGAAAGTCAGATGAACTTTCTTCAAAAGCTACAATCTTATCACCAGCTTTCAAAGCAATACAGCCACCTTCTAATACTTTTTCATTAGTACTGGCAGCTAAACTAACCTCATCAACAATACTGTGATAGGTAGTAGTAGCTGCTTCATACCATTGAATACTATACTTCTTTGCGCTAGTGGCTCCGTTAGAAACAATCAAATACTTTATTAGTGATGCATAGTTTGGAGGACATGTATATACTACATCTCCACTAGCACCACCTGATGTAGCTGATAAGTTTTTAGCTTTCGTGAAGTATTTAGCTGACATTTATTATCTCTTGCCGCCTTTAGCGCCACCTTTAGAACCACCTTTTTTCTTCATCTTTAAAGGTTTCATTGGTCCTGCTAAAAAGCCACCTCTTGACATTTTCTTCATAGTAGCACCGCCTTTAGCCATGCCCTTCTTCTTCATAGACATGCCACCGCCATACATCTTACCGACACCATCAGCAGCATAGAATGGAACTTTCTTTCCACCCTTATTAACCATTTTTAATCCACCAGAAGCATAACCTTTTTTCTTCATGCCACCTTTAGCGTAACCTTTTTTCTTCATCATTTGTCTTCTTCCCTTCTGATAAACTCTACTGTATCATCACTATATAGATTGTTAAAAACTCGTTGCGTATCCCATACATAGTCTACGTTTTCTTTAGAGTTAAATATATGTTGATTCGGTCTAAAGTCTGGCGCACCTTGTCCAGTTTCAAACCAAGCTGGGTGAGTTACTCTCACTCTGTTATTGGGCAACGCAACCATGTTACCAGTATATTCTCCTGCATCTAGTAGTTCTAATACATGAGACTGTTTATGCTGCGCTGGGTCATCAGCGACTTCGTTATCTGTATAGTCTACCGTAAAGTAATACTTTGCTGGGTAGAACTCGCCATCTACTTTAGCTATCCACGGAGCAGGACTTGCTCGTTCTAGCTTGTATACGGAATGTGTATGTGACATACAATCCCAAGGCTGTGCTAAATATGGTGGTAACTCGTTAGGCCATTGCTCTAATGATACGTCAGCTACTAGTGCAGTCAAAGGCATTCTTGCCCACATAGCACCACCATGTATATTTTCTGAGTCATCAAAATCTGATTCACATCCTGTGAAGATTACTTGAAAGCTCAGTGTTCTGTTTGGCATTGTAGTAACGCCTATTACCATAGCGTGTAGAAAGTCGCCATGATATTCTTCTAAGTTCTTAGTATATTCTCTACGTACCCATGCTTTGAAGTACGGTATACTGCTTGTGAGGAATGGCATATATTACCCTTTTCATTTTTTTCTTTTCCTCCCCGATGCAGTTACAGACCACTTAACTTTCTTTGGCCCTGTCTTCTTTGCAGCTTCTGCTTTACTAATTCTACCTGCTACCTTTGCAGGTCTACAAGCTGGGTATGGTCTACTACTGTCTTTGACACTAGAACGTCCACACTCCTTGCCTGTCTTTACGTCACGCCAATCTTCCTTAAACCACTGATTAAGTCCACCCTCACCGTAAGATCTACGACTTTGTAGTACGTGCTTTGACTTGTGCAACTGAGCCTCCCTTACTGTACGTGCCTCCACGTTTTTTGTAGGTCTTAACTAACCAAGCACTCCCATATGCGCTGGGCCACTTAAACTTCTTCTTAGCTTCTGACTTTACTCTAGAGTACAAAGCTGCATTCTTAGGTTTGCTTGCCATTATGTCCTCTTAGATTTTGTACCAGCACACTTCCACTTCTTACGAGATAGACGTAGTGGGCTGTTAGGATTGGCTGCTGCCTTTGGGTGTTTCTTCATTTGACCAGCGCTTCTTGCACAGTACGAATCACCCTTGGCTGTACCTGCACGTATACGTTTGCCACCATCCTTGGCTTTACCAGCCTGACCATAGCTTACCTTTACCTTACGCCCTGTCTTAGGGTTAGTAGTTGTCTTGGCAAACATTTTGCCTTTTGCTGGTTTAGCCATCGCAGTCACATCTTTTACCACATATAAGATTACGTAGTTTTCTAAAGGGGGTTTTCAACCATGCTATCATACGCTTTCCAAATGTCGTCAATCTCTGTTTGAATAACATCTAACTTATCTCCTATAGTATCCGTTATTGTGGTAGCTTTGTCAACCTGTGATCTTAGGTCTAGTAACGTCTTTTGCTGTTGTAGTATCTGCTGCATGTTTGTAGTTAGCTGTGCTAGTTTAGTATTTAGTCCACGTACATCATTATCTATCACAGCTTGTTCTACAGTTTGTACTCTACTGTTTAGTTCAGAGTTTAGTTCTACTATTTGCTGAGTTAGTTCCTCTGATAGTTCTACTACTTGCTCGTTTAGTTTATCTGTTTTGTTTTGTATTTCATTTGCTATTGCTGTTTTAGCTGTAGTTAGCTGGTTTGCCGCAAATGTTTTATTCGCTGTTCTATCTCTTGCAGTGTCCGTCTCTAACTTAGTCAAGCTTTTTTGTAGTTCTGAGATTTGCTTTGCGTTGGTTCCTGTTTTGCTTAGTGCGCTATCTACGCCACCCTCTACACCGTAGAACCTATTTAGTGTGTCATACCCAAAGTATACTCCACCTGATATAGCAGATAGTACTGGAAGTGCTACAGCTACCATCCAACCTTTAATGTTGTAGCCACCTATGCTAAACCCTACGTCCATCCTCTTTACGTTCCTTCTTCTCTAGGTAACGCCTCTTCTTCATTCTTTGTATTGGTCTTTTCTTTTTAGGTAACTTCTTTTTCTTTACTATTGCATTGTTCCATACTGTTCTACGTATTCACCAGCAGTAAATAGCTCGGAGGCAGATACCATATCTTCTGTTAGGTATCCTTGCCATCCAGAGCCAAAGCCATCATCATCCCAGTTAATTACAAACTCATCTATATTCTGTGTGTATGTGATGGCTGTATAGTTACCAACTACAAAGTTATTTACTGTAGCATAACTGTCTATGCTTGCTGTTAGATCTGCGTTGTTAGCAGCAGCCATGAAAGCACCAGCTTGTTGTGCGTAGTTCTCTACCTGTGCTACAGCTTGGTTGTACGCATCTACTTCTGCTTGGTCTATGCTGTACTCATCTGTACCCATCATACCTTGCAATGCAGTCTGCTCTGGTGATGTGTCTGCTGTAGCAGCAGTCTCCATAACACCAGTAGCTGTTAGTATTTCCCCAGCAGCATCTGCTAGTAAGTCTATCGCTGCATCCAAGTCATTCATGGAAGCTTGGTATTCTTGTGTGAACAACTGCTGTGATGTAGTAGCTGTTTCGTAGTCATGGTTTATTACAAGAGAGTGTGCTTCTAGATAATCGTCTAACTCATCCTGCGTAATAAGTCCGTCATTAAATGTATCGTCTTCTATGACACCGCCTAGTGCTGCATAACCCACAGCACCTACTGTCATTGTACCTGCGTCTGTTACCCTGTTCTTGATAGCTCCCAGTGAAGCAATCAATGCGTCAAGCTTTTCCTGTCCTGTCAGTGTTAAATCAATGGTTAAGACTGTTGACTGTGGGGGAGGTGGGTTTACCACTGGACTTGTTGCGTTTGCTACTCCTGAACTGATCACTAAGACTGAGCTTAGTAGTAGTATCTTCAACGAACTTTTCATTGTATTCCTCCCCTACCCTTAATAAGGCATCCCAAAACTCTTTGTCCAACTCATACCCTACAACAAATAAAGAAGGGTTCTCTCTGTATTTCATTATAGCGTTTCTGCCCATCAACAACTTACCAGTAAGTGCATCGTTTATCGGACACGGAGTATTTGCTAACATCATACTCCTAAACACTGTAGGGTCTTGGCACATAACCGATATAGCCGAAACCTGTAATCCTAGCCCACCAACCTGTTGAGGTATCCCCAGCAATCTAGCATTCTTCCTGCGATTGCAATTAGGGTCTTGCTGCATCTCACCTTGACTTAGGCCAATTATATTTAACTGAAGCCCTCTAGTCTTTGGGATTAAGCAAGAGTCGTTACCTCCCCCACCCATTACTGTTGGAGCTATGCTAGACATTACCGGGCTACTCCCCGGAGATGAACCTGCTCCGTTATAGTTTATAGTTTCTGCATTATTGTTAGAATCTACAGTGGAGTCTTCGTAGTTATTAGAGAAGTCTCCCTCAATGTCGTTGCCGTTGTCCGTAGTAGTAGTGTTATTGTTAGTTACACCATCATCTATCGGCACTTGCTCTTGGGCATTCACTGGATGGCAAAAGCTTACCAATAATATTATCACTACACATAAGCTTTGTAGCAGCTTCCGTATGTCCAATGAGTGCGAGTGTTTGAGCATTTTGGTTTCTCTGACATACAGTATCTCCCACCCTGCATGATGCTGTATATGTTATGGTTTGACAAGCGGATAACAACATTAATATACATAGTTGTACGGATAGTTGTTTCTTTGTCAACACTTTTTTTATCCAACCCCAGGTCTTTCTCTTCCTGGGTCTAATACTTCATGTCTTTGCAGGAATCCTTCTAGATACATAGCTCTCTCTACGTGGTCCAGTGTGTACCTCTGTCCTAGCTTAGCTTCTAGGGCTTCACGAACGTAGAATACATCCGACTTAGGTATGTGTACACGTCTAAGGCGTTTACTATCACCGTCTGCTATTGCATCGTAGAACTCTTCAATGACATCTTCAGAAGAGTACAAGCTTATCTTTTGTTTATACATATTATTGCCTGGAAAAAGTGGTATGTGTAGCAACCTACGTGTTAGGAGGAGGAGACATGAGGAGGAGTGACACCTAAGATACCACACATACCATAGTATAACACTTATTATTTGTTATTTTATATTGTGTTACTATAAATAAGTATACAGGAGGACAGTATAACTGTCAAGTTAAACTTACCTATGTCCAAACTCTTTTATATAGTTAAACTATTTATATATATTTACTTTTTATTAGTTAAAACATTAAATGTTAAACTAACCTGCTCCTGCTACGCAGTTATACTCAGAAATAAGACTGTGTCAAGAGGGTATTTGTATACATGCGACAGTTTGTCACCCCTTCAAAAAACCACTTCTGTGTAGATATACATATACATACTACCCTAGACCCCCCAGTGGCCCTCGCCTACCCTCTTTTTTTGATGCTGTATCTTGTTTTTGCAATACTTTTCTTTGTAAGTTACTGTTTTTACTACATAAAGTAACTGATATATCGTCAATCTATAGGTAAAAAAGCGTATTTTGTAGGACATTTTAAGGTTTGTGATCACAAAACAATAAAGGATGCACAATACACCCCTCTATTTGTGATCACAAAAACACCATACCCACACCACCCCGTATGACACATTATATATATACATAAGAGAACGAATCATGAACGAATCACCCACAACAAAACAAAACAGGAACAACACAAAAAGGTTTCGTTTAAAAACAGTCACTTATAAAATAGTTACATAAAAGCCTTGCAATAAATATTTCAACATGCCAACTTTATTACATCGAAAGCGAAAAGAGACAGACAGCAAGCAACGTAGTTCTTCAAAGTGTCTCAGATTCCTTAAGACAGCTACGGTGGAAAGCCCTAGTAAATACTAACTAAATAAATACTTGACTACAAAACTAAAGACTGAAAGACTGAATACAGAAATACTAAACTAAATATTAAACGTTATT